ATCAGTCAGCCGCCACCAACACCGGCGATCGGTCAGCCGCCACCAACACCGGCCATCAGTCAGCCGCCACCAACACCGGCGATCGGTCAGCCGCCACCGTAGAAGGGAAAGACAGTATAGCTATCGTAACAGGATATGATAGTAAAGCCAAAGGAGCTATGGGCTGTTGGATTGTATTAACAGAAAGAGGTGATTGGGATGGGAATACTTATCCTATTATAGATGTACAGACGTTTAAAGTCGACGGAATATCAATTAAAGCCGATACATTTTATAAATTAAAAAACAGTAAACCTGTAGAAGCAGAATAGCTTATGAAACAATATCAACTCCCCGACTACCTGATAAAATCTTTCCTTCGACATGTATCAAAAATTGTAGATCATGTAGAAGATAAAGGCTGTAGTCGAGTAGCTGATGCAGTTCGACTAACTAAGAAGGATTTAAAGAAAATTGAATCACTTATTTCCAAATAAGAAAAATATGGAACTATGAGAGTAATACATGTTCATTTGATCTTTAAAAAACAAGATCATTTCTTTGGTAGTATTTCTGCCATATTTGATTATTTGAGTGAAGATGATATTGGAATGGCAAAATCCACCCTTATTCATTCTTTAGGCTCCGATACAATATGTACGGGGAGAGCGATAATAAAGAGACGGGAGATACTAAGGTGTAAACATAAGTAGAACTTCATGCGGTTAATAATTTAGGTTTTCACCCCCTGCCGTTCGTGAGAATATGCAGGGTGTTTAGGGGCGAAAGGTAGTAGATGTATATTAGATTGGTTCGATTCCGATCCGCCCCACATTGATATTGGAATTATGGATTTTGGATATGATATTCCGGATTTTGATCCGGATGATTACGACAATTATAATTATGATTAAGAGAGACAGAGTAATAGGAATAGATCCCGATTGTGACAAATCAGGAGTTACAGAGCTGCATGTTAAATCAAGGTGTTTAAACGTGACTAATCTTTCATTTCCTCTCCTTGTTGACTACTTAAAGTATATAAAAGAGGATTTTGTTGATCGTCAAAAAGAATCTATCATAATCGTTGTCGAAGCCGGCTGGATGAATGAAAGCAACTGGCACGCTACACGATCCACTCCGGCCGCCGCTGCTAAGATAGGTCAGAATACTGGTCGAAACCATGAGGTAGCTCATAAAATAGCTGAAATGGCAAGGCACATAGGACTGGAAGTTGACGAAATTAAACCTCTTAGAAAATGCTGGAAGGGTAAAGATGGGAAGATAACTCAAGAAGAACTATCTAAGATCGTTGGAGGATTGGATAAGAGGTTAAATCAGGATGCCAGGGATTCCTGCATCCTATCATGGGTTTATGCGGGATTACCAATAAAATTATAAATATGGCTAAGAAAGAAATTACTCATGCAAGGTGTAGTGATTGCATACACTCTAAACCGTTCTCCGAACTGGTCATTACCTGCAAAGAGAAGAAAATAAACTTGGTAGGGAACGCAATTAGGGTATGTTTATTGTTCAAAAAGAAATAGCAAGAAGTAAATATGAAAAGTTATCAATATGAAGAAATTGTAAATAGGCTAATCGAATTTCTTTCATCAATACTGTCTAAAGGAGGGGAAGAGGAATAAATATATGGATAATGGATTTATAATGCTATCTAGGAAGTTATTTTCCCACAGAATATGGAAAGCATCCCGGACGTTTTCGGAGTGCGAAGCGTGGATAGACTTAATACAGTCAGCACGATTTGAGGCAACCGTAACAATTGAACGTATCGGAGGTAGGGATATAACATATGAAAGAGGGCAATATCCTGCATCTATTAGTTTTCTCGCCAAGAGGTGGGGATGGAAATCAGAAAAAAAAGTTAGAAATTTCTTAGATATGCTCAAAAAAGAAGGTATGATAACCACTGACGCAAAACAGGGGATGAATATTATAACTCTTTGCAAATATGATGTTTATAACACTCCTAATAATGATCAGGGCGAGCCAAAGGGCAAGGGCGAGGGCATAGATATAGTAAAGAAAATAAGAGACTTAGAACATGCTCTGGGCAAGCTAACGGCAAGCATAGGGACATCAGTAGGGCAAGGCGAGGGCAACAATAATAAGAAAGTAAAGAAAGAAAAGAAAGAAAAGAATAATACAGAAGATTCTAACGAATCTCCTGTATGTGGGACTTCGCAGCCCCACGCCGAACATATCGACTACTCCGAACTTGTAAAATTCTTCAATGAGAAGACGCAAGGAGTATTTGGTAGTATACGGATGCCTCTGTCCGACAAACGAAAAGGAATGATCAACGCCCGTATCAAAACATACGGCAAAGAAACCTTTGCCAAAATGATACAAATGGCGTTAAACAGTGATTTTCTTAAAGGGCAGAACAAAAACGGCTGGCGAGCTTCTTTCGACTGGCTTATCAAACCAACGAATTTTGAGAAAGTAATATCAGGTAATTATGACAACAAAAATAGGACAAACAATAACGCAGGAGATCGAGACATGGAGGAGTTCTACAGAAGTATCGCCTCTGGAATCGCCCGCCAATCTTACGAAGAAGCAAAACGATGAATATTTCATCAGTCTGTATAACGGCAAAGAGGCTTCTCCAAATGAAATCGCAGTATCATTAGGCAGGTTAATGATGGCATTCCCTAAAATGAACAATGGATTCTTTGACCTATTGGCGGAAAGAATTGCAGCAAACAAATTTACGTCAAAGCGGTTATACGACGCTGTCAATAGCTTGATAGACAATTTTAACTATAAGGAATTGAACATTGCCGATATAATAAAATTCGACAAAAAAGCAAAATTGTATTCGTACAACGAAGTTTGTAGAATGGTGTCAAAAGGAGAAGTTTCTTTTTCGGATTTCGAAATACGAGAGGTGAACGGAGAATGCTATAGAGTCAAAAAAACCGATTTGATATCATGAAAATAAACGTATTCAACACCCAATGCCGTATCGGAAGCAAGATCAGATACAAGGGTAAAATCAGAGAAGTGTATGACATTAATCGACTCACGCACGAACTGTGTTTTTCGGGAAATGCTAAATGGGTAAGATGCACAGAAGTAGAATTATTAAACTCTATGGCACATGAAAAAGTATAGCAGTTGGGACGAGATAGACAAGGACACAGGCGGCCTTGTTACAAGTTTGACATACATCGTCCTGTTTATAAACGATCAGGTCTATAACTTCGAGATGCAGCTTTCCGATCACATTAAGGGATGCGGATTTTATCGTCAAAAGATCAAGATGCTGGTCAACAAAATGGATCGTCAAATGGCTGCATACAACAAACAAATATCCTTGACGGCAGGTGCAAATGTGGAAGCTATGGCTCTCATTACTCAGAGCATGGAGGATGATATCAAACCTCATATAGATCGTTACGGATTTACCGTTAGCCAAGCATTACATAATGCTGGATGCCATGGAGATTTGAACAAAGCCATCTCTATTTGTTTTACAGTAGACATGCTATGTCAGACATCTAAGATTGCCATTCGAGATTTCTTTACCAGCATAAGCAAGTACGTTCCATTAGCTTGCAATCCCCTTGAATATCTCTCAATGGATAAGATATTACACCTTGTTATAGAACTTACAGATGTACTTACTCCCAAAGAGATACATATGAATTTAAATGAATTACCAGAAATTACAACCGCTTATCAAGCTATAGCAAATAATATGCTGAAAACGGAAGTATTTGAAAAAGCTTTTGAATCATGCGAGATTGGAGAATAGAAGAAATAAAGCGTCTTGAAAAAGAGCGAGACCGAAACTTAGCGATACACTGCAATTATGTAGCGGCTAAGTATCAAAGGATGATTGATAAAATTAAGAAAGGAGATTTAAAATGAAACAGACAGTAGAAGAAGCCGCAAAAGACTATAATGATAGTTTTAAATGGAAAAGAGATACAGAGCAAATTCAGCAATATTGTATTGATAGTTTTATCGCCGGTGCGGAATGGCAGGCAAAGCAAGCACCGTGGATAAGCGTTGAGGAGCGGTTACCCAAAGAAAACGAACTTGTTCTTTGTAGAATGGTATCAAACGGAGCCATTGTGAGTGGATTCATCAATCCAATTCCAGGATGTCAACCACAAGTGTCAACATCGCCGGATTTTGAATTTGAAGATTATGGTGATTACACTTGTGATATGTGGATGTCCATCCCCTCTTTCGATGAGATAATCGAAGCCAACAAGGATGTACTAAAACGGATTAAAGAGAAAGGAGATTGACATGAAGAAGATATCGTTCTCAGATAAATATGGCTTAACCCAAGCCGTGTTGGATGGTCGAAAGACTATGACAAGAAGAGTAATTACATATCCTTCAAGATTCAGAGATGAAAACATAGCTGGTCTTTATAGATATGGTATAGTTTTAGGAGACCAACTAAACGTTGTCCTGTATGATGCAGATGAACGTCTTGATAGCTGTTACATATCTCCGAGATACAAGGTTGGAGAAGTTGTTGCCATTGCGCAAAGTTATAGTGATTGTGGTAATATGCCTGATTACGGGTTAGACGAAGATGGTTATCCTATAATGCTAAAGATAAGCGGATTTTTTAATAAGATGTTTGTCCGCGCTGACCTTATGCCCCACCACATCCGCATTACCAACATCAAGATAAAACGGTTGCAAGACATTTCCGACGGGGATTGCTTGAAAGAGGGCATTTACAAGCTTAATTCCGCGAACGGTAACGGTGGAATTGCGTACTCTTTTGTCGGCGCAAGTAGTAGCAAGCATATTGGTTTATATGCCTCTCCCCGTGAAGCCTTTGCCGCCCTCATAGATAAAGTCTCCGGCAAAGGTACGTGGGAGTCCAACCCTTATGTATTTGCTTACGAATTTGAACTGATTGATTAATATGATTATGGAAACCGTGGAACTGATAATTAAAGTCTCCATCTCTTTATTCAATGCCATTGCATTAGGATTTGTCCTAATCCTGGTAAGCAGATGGCATAGACGCATGGAGGACAAGCTGAATGAGATAAGGGAATATACCCGTAGGGTTTCAGACCGTGATGATGTTATTTATATGAATCAGCTTCAATGGCTGAAAAGTAAGTTGATTGAAGAGGAACGGTACGAGGAAGCCGCTAAAATCAATAAATGTATTGAGGATGAGTATAACAAATTAAAGAATAGAAAACATGAATCTAAATGAATTGCGCGACCGCGCCTATAAAACCGCCTGTGAGCACGGTTTCCATGATGAAGAATTGAGTAACGAACATTTTATTTGCCTTGTTATTAGCGAACTGATGGAAGCGGTAGAAGCAGATAGACAAGGACAAGATGGTAGAGCCAATGTGGTTGGATTCGAGACCTGCATAAAAAATGCCTATCAAGGCATTGTTCGGGACGATTGGTTTCTGAAAGTTTACAGAGCCGATATTAAAGGAAGTGTTGAAGAGGAACTTTCCGATGTGACCATACGTTTGCTTGATCTTGCGGGACTTCGCAAGATTGATTTATCCGAATTACAAGGACCGCTATTCGATAAATTAAATATTACCCCTGAATTTATCAGTTGGGAATTCCAGCTTAAAGAGATGAGCTTCACTGAAAGAATGTTCTTCCTATGCTCTCTCTTAACAAGCGGAGAAAGTATTGAAGATGTTGTCAGATCATCCATAGTGGTAACATTCTTGAACGCTAATATATTGAGGATTGATCTTCTTTGGCACATCGAACAGAAACAAAGATATAATGAATTAAGACCGGTGATGCACGGAAAAAAGTATTAACCCTCAATTAAAATAACGAGTTATGACAGTAGAAGAACTTATAAGTATCTTGGAGGAATACAATCCTAACGCCACAGTGATTTTAGATTGTGGCGATATGAACCAGGTGGAAGTCGATGACGCTTCGCAGACAAAAGATAAACGATATGTAGTAATTAGCTAACAACTAAAAAGAAGTAAATCATGGAAAAAATATATATAACAAAGTACGCACTGACAGGTGGAATAAAAGAGATAGAAGCCAATATAACCACTTATTCTACAAGTGATGGTAAAGGCACAGAGTATGCTCGTGAGCCTAATAGTTATGGTTCTTTTATAATAGGGAAAGAAGCATTCAGATCCCTTGAAGATGCTATTAAGAATGCTGAAGAGAAGAGAC